TCTTTTAATTGTTCTCTATTTAATCTATGTCTTTGTATAACATATTCACAATCTTCTATATTTGTAGCAGAAGGGTCGGGAAAAAAATCCCAACATGAAACTGCTTCAATTTTAGGTACTTCTTTATCAAAAGGAGTATATTCTTTTTCATCACCTGTTCCATTCCATTGATGTACAGTTTTTTTATAATTAAATGGCCCTTTAACAATTCCAGTTCCTAATAATGCACATTCAAATATAGAATGCCTTAATACATTAACAGCAGAAGTATCAAGTAACTGGTCATGTATCATTTTTTCCATTTTAAGAGCAGTTTCTTTAGCAGGACTAATTTGAGGTTCTCCCATTTTAGCTGCACCTTCTTGTAGATTTGCACCTGCAAATTTTTCAGATAAACCTCCTAAAAATGTTTGTTCACCTGTAGCTTCTAAAGCACCCGGCTCTAACATTTTACCATCACCTTCAAATCCATAAGGGTCTGATGGTGGTGATTGTGGTGTTTGTAAATGAGCAAACTCAGCTATACCTTCTGGTACAGGAGTAGATTCTACAGATAATGGAAATTTGCTATTAGCAAATAATATATCTGCAATCTGCCCATAAGCAGATAGAACTTTTACTTTTGTTATTTTTACAAATACTTTAGATTTTTCAGAAGAACGAAATTGTGTTGTACTATCAAAAATACCACGATAATTTTTATATGCTTTTAACCATCGTGTTTCATCTTCATTTTTTCCATCTTCAGCAGATGTAAATTTCTTTTTAACGTGAGCAACTAAGCCGGGAACATTCTCGGCATTATCTATCTCTTTGGCCTCGTCTGTTTTATCTATGGCCATTATTTTCCTTTATTAAAATGATTTTGATAAACTTTTATCGTCAGCACCCATCGCTTTAAGACCTTCACCTTTGTTTTTCTTACCAATAGAGCCGCTTTCTCCACCTAAATCGCCTTGTTTCCATTTCTTTGTGGAAAATTCAGCAGGTTTTGGATTGGCTTTTTTTGAATAAGAATCACCAAGTTCGCCTTGCGAATATTTTTTCATAATTGGTTGTGGCATTGTTTCCTCCTAATAATCTTTTTCATTTGCTTTCTTCCAGAAAGAAGATTGCACATGATTGTTTGGTTTGGTTGGATAATCTTTAGTAGCAATACTAGGGTCAGCTTCTCCACCATGCATTGATAAATTAAGATTTTTCATTTTATCCTTTTTTTTAGGATAGGGCATACCAAGTTCACCCTGCTTATATTTTTTCATAATTGGTTGTGGCATTTAGCCCTCCTTTATTTTAATTTTTAAATAATCCATTAAATCTGGATTATCTACAAATACTGTTACTAAACCATTAGTTAAACTATTAACTAAAGTTTCTTCTTCTTTCTCACCTAATTCAATATTCCATTGATAAACTACTGCGTGTAATATTTCATGCAAAATTGTATTAGCATGAGAAACTCCCTTTTCTTCATCAGTATAACCTATTATACCTTCTTTAGCAAAAAACTGTCCATGTGCCTCATTTGCACTAGCAACAGTCTGTTTCCACTTTTCTAATTTATAATCTCTATACCCAATTTTAATAGATTGAGGTATTTTATAATCTACCTTGTTGCTCAAATTGTTCTGTATCTGGCTTGTTTAATTCTTCATAATCTTTTATACTATGAATATGTTGTCCGGCTTTTTCATGTCCTTCTGGATATGTTGGAATACCAAAAAGTTCTGACCAACCTTCAGCTTCTTTTGTAGTAGTTGGTGGTATAAATCCAAGTATATTACCACTTTCGGTTGTTGGTAATATTCCTTCTTCTCCTCCAAATGCTTGACTAACAGCTTGTACAGGTTCTGCCGGTATTACAACCCCTGCCGCTTTAGTAATTTTACTTAATATAGATAATAAAGCAGCTTTACTTAAAACTTTTCTTGTACCTTTTGTTTTTTCTGACCAATTTCTTTTTTTAGATTTAATTTTTTCTGTACCCTCTTTACTAATATCTAGGGTTGCTCCTGTTCCAGATACTGTAACAACAGGTTTTTTAAGTTCATCAACTTGTTGACCTAATGGTTTTGATTTTTGGTCTGGTATAACTTCTTGTACTTGTTTATCTATTTTAGTATCTGGTATAATTTTTGCTGTACTAGTTTTTCCTATATTATCATAAATAATTTTTTGTTTTGCATTTACAGCATTTTTTAATTTTATGCTTTCTTCACTCATTACTACTTTTAACTGCCTATCTGCTGTTTGCCCATAAACTGTTTGTAACATTTTAGAAGGTATTTTTTCTTCTTTACCGGATTTCCATCCCATTATATCATTAGCTAATCCACTTTGATTTGCCTCAATTAATTTAGCTGCATGATAACTACGAAAATCATAAAGTCTAAAAGCTCTATTTTTTTTAATTGCATCATCAAATATTTCTAATTCACCTTTTTTAAATGCTTTTCTAAATTGCTTAGACCAATTACTTTCATAATCTTTAGCATCTTGGGCTGCAGAAACAATTGTATTTTTACTATTAATTCTACCAAATAATCTACCACCATGTTTTGATATATTATCAGTGCCTACAGCATTCCATTGTTGTTTAAGTAAATTTAATACTTCATCTGTTACTGGTAAATTTTTACCTGCCGCACCTTTTGCTGACATATAACGAATAAAACCATTTTCAAAATCAATATCAGTAGGTCTTAATCTTATAATATCAACTGGTCTCAATCCTGTTTCAGATACAATTTTTGCTAATCTAACATTACTACCCTCTACAGTACCCTTAAAAGCCGGATTCATTTTTGTATTAATCCAATTATCTACATTTTTTATAACCTCATCCTTTTCACCAAAATTTTGTAAAGGTGTTCCTACTACTTGTGTACCTCTTGTATATAATTCATCCATACGCCCCGGAGTATCTTGTATTGTAGTTATAAGATTCATTCCAGATTTTGGGCTTCTACCACTTACTGTAAAAGCATATCTAAATTTTTCTATAACATTTTTTCCAATTTTTAATTCATCAGCTTTTTTTATAAAATTTTCTGCATCAGTTAATGTTAAATCTTTCATTTTTATGTTCATAACATTATCAACGTCTGGAAATATCTCTTTTAAAATTTTTTGTGTCATATTTTTACCAGAACGATAATCAGCTTGACTTCCTTCAGTTCCAACTTTTATCATTCTATCAAAGGCACCACCAACAGTCATTTCTGCTAATTCTTCAACCATACCTGCTTCTGCAAAACCTATTTTTCCACCACTATCAAAAGACTTTTTAAATTTTAAACTAGCCTTATCTGGACTTGCCATAAAACCTATTTCTGTATCTTTTCCAATATCAAAAGAAACACCTAGTTCTTTATTTAAAATAGTATTAACTGTTCCAAATAAATATTTATTATTATCTACAATATCTTCTGCAACACGATATACGTCAGATTCTTTAGCTAATCCTTTAGCTGCATCTTTTGCTGTATTTTTTAAAAAATCTAATGCTTTTTTTTCATCATCAGCCATATTAATATCCAAAAATCCTATCTACTGGTTCGTATGTTTCTGCTTTTAATTTATTTAAACGATACGTAGCTCGTTGTCGTTCACCTGTTTGTCTTGTCATAACCATATAACGTAAAGCATCGTAAGCATGGTCATCTGTTTTTGTATCAACATCCTCTGCATTATTTTTTGCATAAGGTATTGTTGGTAATGTTCTAATCAAGTTTATACAATTAGAAAATATTTTTAATTGTGGTTCACCTGTTTTTTCTCGTATAGACAATCGTCTATGTAATTCTACTTTACCACTTATTCTATCTCTGTTTGATGGTACAAAACGTATACCGGCTCTAATAATGCTATCAGCAATACTAGGGCCAATACCTGATTTACTCCAACAACTAGCATCTAGTACAGAAGTGTGCATTGGAGGGTCATAAACCTCTAAGTCATTTATTCTGTTTGCAAGTTGTTCACCCGTAAGTCCACTCTGATATAGTTCTCTGTATATAATTATATTTCCATCCCAATCAACTGCACCCCAAAGGACACAACTTGGTGAGGAATATCCATAATCAGCAGAACGTATTCTTATCCAATTGTTGGGTAATTCATAAGGTTCAATAACGTGTATAACTTTACTGAACTCTGGAAATGCTGCACCCTCTGCAACATCCCAGTCACCATCTAATAATCTCTTTCTTTCTACTTCTGGTAGTGATGAAAGCATTGCTTCATATTCACCAGATTCAGCAAGATATGGATTATCTGTTAATCGTGCAGGTATAAACTTTCTTTGAAATAAAGGTTCACCTGCTTTTTCATGGTATCTACCAAATCTTAAAACGTCACCTGTATCTATGTCTGTAGCATAAAATGGTTCACCCGGTAATACTGGGTCTACAAACATTTTCTTTATCCACCATCCTCCTACACCACCGGGGTTAGAAGAAGCTCTCATATATGTGTCAATACTTTTATCTGTACTACGTAAACGTGAACGTAAGTAGTTCCAAACATAAGGAGTAGGATAGTGTCCTAACTCATCAATACCAATCCAAGTAAATGCTTGTCCTTGATATCTTGTTACATCGCTGTCTTTGTCCACATATGAGAATAATGCTGTTGCACCAGATGGAAAATGCCATGTACTTTTTGATTCTTTAAAAATAGCACCCGGAAATGCTTTTGCATAGAGTTTTCGGCTGCTGTCTATTAATTCTGTTAGTTCAGCTAATGTTCTTCTTAGTAATAATGCCCTATGATTTGGATTATGACAGTATCTAAGTAAGTCAACTAGTAGTGCAAACGATTTTCCACCACCTGCAGCACCTCCATACAATACTTCTTTCTCTGGAGAAGCTAAAAATTTAGTTTGTGGGCCTTCATTAGGCATAAAAACTACTTCAGCTTGGTCTTCTACTGACTTTTTAACTGATTTTGGTACTTTATCCAGTATATCATCTGTTATAGCACCACCTTTTTTGTTGATTGCATCAACTCTTTTAAGGTTTTCTTTTAATTCTTTTGTTCTTTGACGTTCATTAGCTAATTTCTTTGCTAATTTGTCTGCTTTTTTTTGTTTTTCTCTTAATTTACGTCTAGCTTCTATTCTTGCCTTCTGTGCAATGCTGAAATTGTATGTTCTTGTCATTCATTTATTGTTTTAATCTTATCTTTAGCCGGTAACATTACAACACCATGTAAAACTTGACCACTAACACTAACTTCCTGACGTTTACTAATACCTGCTCTATCTAATATCTCAGAAGCAGCTCTCATTCTAACATCCATTTGTCCAGAAGGGATAGTTCCATCCGCATCTAAACCTTCACTTAATCTATTTATCGCTTTTACAGAAGAACCTGCTAATTGTGTTTTGGCTCTTTCTATAATTTCGTCTTTTACAGACTTCATTAACCACCCTCTAGAATCTGGGCTGTACCCTGCTTCTTCAATAGCAGACATTACTCGTCCTCCGTTGTTAAAGAGAACGTCTAGAAATTTTTCTTGTTTTTGGGTTAATTCTTTTTTTCGGTTTGGGAGTATCTGATTCATTTTTTTTCGCTGTCTCCGGTTTAGTAAATATTTTCCAAAATGCTTCTGCTAATCCATAAGGGTCATTATGTGGATAACCTATACAATTTAATTTACTCATCTTTATGCTCACAACATTTACATTCACATTGTCCACCACAGCAGGAGCCGCCATTAGAACAATGACATTCATGTCCACAAATTTTACAAGTTGTACAATCGTTTGGGTTATTTTTCAATGTCCATCCATATCTATTGCTGTAATACGCATTAGTATTATATAAGTTAAACTTTTCCACCTTTTTTAACTCTAACTAATTTAGAACTTCCAAGTCTTTGCGGTTTCGTAAATGGATTTGGTATTTTTATAGTTTTTGTTTTACCACCCGGCAGTTTAATTTTTATAATTTTAATATTTTTATTTTTAGCAACATCAACTTCTTTAACTGTACCTTCTTCTTTATATCCCATTTTTGGTTTTTTCTTCACTTCTGCTCCTTCTTTATATTCTTTTGACCATCTCTTAGCTAATTTCGGTTTATTAGCAAAGAGAAACTTTTTTTGCTTTTCTGATTTAAATGGCACTATACCTTATATTTAGCAGCCCTTACACCGCCACCTTTGCTGTATTTGGATGTTTTTACAGAACCGCCTTTTTTAGATTTATTTTTTCTACTGGCATGTTGACCATATACATCACCCGGATAGGTACCTGCCTTTTCATAAAAATATTCAAATTCTTTTTCTAATCTTTTTCTATGTTTTTGTTGAGGTATTACTTCTTTAAAACCTTTAGCATGAGGATTAAATCCTAATTCTTTTAATCTTTCATCAACCCATACTTCTTTATCTCGTTCTTTTTCTAAAGAAGTACCATATTGTTTTTTTACTTTTTTACCTGAGACTGGTAAAGTAACTGTTTCAGCCATAATTTCTCCTTTATAGTTTATATTTAGAAACTCTTACACCGCCACCTTTAGAGTATTTAGTTCTAAATCCAGATTGTTTCTTTTTCTTTCTTGGTTGTACCATAGGTGCTGCTGACATGTCGGCTATTCCACCTTCATACATAGCAGGTCTTCCTGCTGTATTACCTATATTTGGCTGTGGTGTATTAGCCATTCTAATTTTACGTAAATCATCAATGTCATACCTCTCCAATTGCTTTTCAGATATATCCGGATTCATTTTCCGAATATCCTGTATAAGCTGTTCTTTTTCAATTTTGTTGGATGCTTGTCTGTCTTTAGGTAATGTCATTATACTCTGCTGTTATTTGGTTATACTCTGTAAAAAATGGGAACCGCCTAAGAATAAGGTTAGGTCTTACGAACTGCCACTAGTTCCCAATATCCCCTTTTATTGAGCTAGTTTATTACTAGTCTCACTTATATATATTATATCCATAATTTGAATGTTGTCAAGGAAAAAATAAAAAAATTTAAAAAAAATACGATTTTTCTTGACAGATTGCTGTATAGGGATATAATAGTAATTAGGCCCCTATGGCCGGGGGTATATTATATACAGCAGAGTAATACTAGTTTATATCTAATGGTGTATAACGTACAGCAGACTATACTAGTCTATATAAGGTTATAATTAGAAAATCATTAGCAGCCATATATATAGTCATAGGAGTGGGGGGTACTGCCCCTACCCTTCCCCTTTAAAAACCCTAGCTTTTCTGTCATTCTCTCAAGCATAGAGTTTGGAGACTTCCACTAGTCTAGTTTTAATCTAGTTTCAACTATTATTTATTAGTCTATAAATAAAATTCCCTTATATACTCTCCTTTTTAATATAGGTCGTAAATTTATTAGGTGTTTTAATGATACCCTAGTGTCCCTTTAAGCATTTTTAGATATAGTCTAGTCCATATCAAGTTTTATATTAGTATAATCTAGAGCAATATTAGTATTAATACCAACTAGCCATATTCTAGGAATACTTAGATATTACAAGGGTTTATGATACAATCTAGGACAACACAGCATATTACTAGATATACTCCACATACAGCCCAAAACAGCGAACAAAAGGCATAAAAAAACCCCCCTATTTCTAGGAGGGCTGTAGTATTTAGGAGGAGTATTATGAATTTTAAGTTAATTAGTCCAAGTCATTTTTATATTCCTTTGTTATTGGTTAATTAGTTTAATTGTTGTATCATTCTGCTGAGACTTTGCAATAATATAATTTTTAAACATATATTTATTAAATCTGAGACTATTTTTATCTAGGATTAGCTGTATTTCTTTACCGATATTATTAAAGTTTTCTAGTAGTTTCTCTTCAATTATTTTATCAATTCCAAGAGATTTACAGTTAATTTCTGATAAATCTTGATTATATTCTATATTTTCAAGTTTTTCATTAATTGCCTTTTCAATCTTAACTTGTAGAATATTTTTACTACTCCACAAATTAACCATAAAATCAGCAAATTCGACAAAATGTTTTCTTGATAATGGCATAAATTTCTCCTTTATTTTAAATATGTTAGAAATAGTATTATAAAACCCACTATAATACAAACTAAATATACTGTTAAATTATCCATTAATCAGTCCCTTCATTAAATGGATTTCCTCTATTCATGTTAAAATAAACTTCAATATCATCAATAGAATTAATATTAACTTCATCAGTCTTAACTTCTATCTGAACACCTAATTTCTTTAATTCTTTTTTTAGATATTCTTCAGTCTGATTAAGTATTGAAACACAACGCCCCTCGGCTTGATGTGTTAAAAAGTCTAATACAAATAAAAGAGCAATAGCCTTACCCTGTTTATATGCGTCAGTAGGTTGAGAACCTTTTTTGATATTTAGATAAGGTCTAGATAAGTGTTTAGTCATATATTTTTCCTTTGTTAAAGATTAATTATTATTCTTTAATAATGGAATATGGCAAAAATAGGAAGTTTTTTATCCAATAAAAAATCCTAAAATCATTAATATTGTTAAAATAAATGCTATTCTATAAATCATTAGTAAAACGTCCATGTCTGCCTCTTTATGTTTAAATGTTAAAAAAGGGCTAGTTTTAGCCCTCTTTTATTTAATACAATATATAATAAATTTCGCAACAGTAAAAAACTATTGATTTAATATTTTTTTTAGTTGGTTCTACAAAGATTTTTCCATGCATTAGATGATAAAACTTCTCTAACTGCGTCTTGTCTTCTTGTAGCAACTAGATTTTTATCTGAACTCCCTCTGCTTGTTTTAAGTAATACAAAAACGCCCTTATCATTCTGACGTTCCCATTCAGCGTCTGTATGTGTAGACCAATGAGTAAGAGCATTATAAACAGCCCAAAGATTTTTTCCTAGACTTGGAACTTCCTCCCAATATCTGTACATTAAATAATCAAATAATTTTTGATTAATAACAGAAATATTTGGGTCAGTTTTTTTCTTTAAATCTGCTAATGGTTTTTTACAAATAGTATCAGAAAACAATTTCGCTACTTGCATATCACTAACTTTTGTATTCCTCCACATATTCATTTCTTCTCCGTTTTGATGAAATTGTTCTAACGAATTATCTAGTTTTGTTAAAATACTTTCAATAGAAATTCCCTTAGTATGTTTTCTTTTTTGATGATACAATCTTTCACCACCAAAAACTAAAGTGTTTTCACATAAAGAACGATAACCACCATTAAATACTTGGAATCTCCATGACAAATCTAGACTTGTGAAAATATCCTGTCTAGCTTTAACAGTATCCCCACCACCAATTTGAAAATCTAAATCATTAAATTTTGTTGTTCTTAAAGACTTAGCCCCATTATCAAAACTCCAGTCAGTAATTTCTAAATTATCTTTAGGCAAATTACTTTGTAAAAGTTTTTCTGCGTGTCTATCAAATAATAGTTTTGGATTAATAACTTTATATTTATCTGAACGAGGACGACCAATAACTTCATTTGTATCAGTCCTTAAAACTGTGACTGCATTATTTAATGGAATATTTTTACCATTATATCTGCAAAAATTATCGGTTGTTGTATCTAATGGAATATCAAAAAAACTAGTATCTTCAATATTATGATGAACTTTTTTATCGGTAAGTTTAGCACCATGTGTCATAACTTCTGACATTTATTCTCCTTTGTTAAAAGTTTATTTATCTACTATTAACATCTGAAATTATTATTGCAACTACAATTAATGAGTTTTAAAAATTATATTATCTACTTTATTATTCCAACACAAACCACAATTAGCACAATTTTTAGTTTTATCTAATTGCTCAGGACAAATTATACCTTGTTTTGAACTCAAAAAATCCTCGCTATTTGCAGATAATATTTCCATAGAATTGGATAACCTAATCGCAAATCTATCCCAAATTTTATTTCTTAAATTAACAATTTCTTTTCCTATTTCGCTGAATGGAGTTCTCGCAGTATAACCAAATATTGAAATATTATTGTATTTACCTAACATTTTTTCCCAAAATTTAACATACTTAACAGAATAAAAATCTCCAACAACATGCAATCTAATTAATATACCCTCTTTATGTTTTTTAGATAACAAATTTAATTCATTATCTAATTTTTTCATTAAGTTATTATTGGCTGTAAATCTATGAGCAAATGGCATATTATTCCCATAACAAGTTTTCCAGTGAAAACAACTTTTAGGACAAGTCTTACGTTCTTCTAATGATAAACTATATATAAATTTATTTTTGTGTCTTCCTTTAACAATTTTTGCTTTACCTAATTTTTTATTGTTAGATACCTTTAATAACCAGCCATTATGAGAAATACTATCATAAACATTATTTGTATATATTGTTCTGCCATTCTCTATTGCTAATTGTGTCTTACTTTTCATTCTTATCTAGTACTTTTCTAATACCATGAGTTACTACTAATATTGTATCTAATCTTTCTTTTAAATCTTCTTTATCACTACCACGAATTTTACCTAATCTAATACACTTTGAATAACTTCTAACTAAATGAATTAAATCCATATCTAAAATATTTATTTCTTTGTCTTTAGATTCTGAATAATGTTTTTCTAGCTCGTCATTATTCATATCACTAGGAATAACAGCCTCCTCGAATTTACTTTGTATTTCTAACAATTTTCTAACTTTCATTTTTTACCTCTTCTATGTTTGTAATTTCGCTATCATATAAATCAATGTTATATAGGTCTTTGTATTGTAATTTAATTAATTCTTTATAATGTTCTTTGTTTTTTGCCTCGTGATTATTAATTGAATAAGTAAGAGTAATATCTGATATATATTCTTTCATAACTAACTCAAAAATATTTTGTTATCTTCTATTTCTATATTATCAATTTTAACATCAAAAGTTTGATATTCATCTTCTGCAAAAAAATATATTTCATTTTTAGAGATATTATTTTTTTTATTTAAATTATCTTGTATTATCTTATCTAACTTATCAACAAGTTCCATTAATGTCATGTTATATAATCCCCCTTACCAAATGTTGTTAAATCATAACCAAATTTATATTCTTCCTCTTCTCGACATAAATTACAAAACCGAATAAATCTATTTTGAGCCAAGAATTTTTTATAACAAATATTACAATGTCTTTCATGCTCTTCTGACTTATCAGCAGTAAATATTTTTTTTCTACTATGAACAGCACCTTTACGAAATTTACGTTCTTTTAATTGTTTGTGTTTATCCATTTATTTTACCTACTATAATTATTAAAAAAGTAGTTTTGTGTATTTTTTAAACTACTAAAATTTATTACAATACTTTGAAGCCCTTTATCGAAGCTAGTATTGTTACACAATGTTAAAAACATATTATTATATATAGTCTAATAATATATATTCGCAATACCTAAATGAAATTTTTTTTAAATTATTTTTATTTATCTACAATTAATGTAATGATACTTTTTCTGTTATTTGTGGATACAAATTATCTTTTAGTGTATCTGCAATAGCTTCATGAATTATTATTAATGCGTGGTCTAATCTTTTTTCTGGGAGAATATTTTTCGCAATTATAAGAAATTCTCTTTGTAATAAATAAACAATTAACTCTCGGGGAAGGTCGCAAATGTTTATTTCGTTAAAAATGTGTGTTCGCAAATTATCTAAAAAGTCTTTACATCTTTCCCCTAACACTTGATTTTCTTCTAACAATTTTTCCATATATTCATTCATTTCATCTAATTGTTCTGGTGTTAATTTATCTTTTTTTTTAATGACCATAACGTTTATGTAAGATACTATTTATCCTATCCCAATTTACTCTATCTAACATTTGATGATTAGTTTTTGGATGTCTTAATGTTCTATTATCCAATCTTTTTTTAATCTTTAACAATTTTTTATATCGTTTACTTTTTCTATTATTTTGTATCTTATATAATTCAGCTTTAGCCAAAGTATCATCTAATTGCCACAATGCCATTATTCTTTACCTATAATTTTTTCCAAATAATAGTATTTACGTTTCTTTCTAATTCCAACTCTTACACTACCATTTAAAATATCTTTTAACATATTTAATTCTTTTTCATCCCAATCGTTAAACCTAACAATTTTTCCATCAGATAAATGTATATGCAAAAATGCTCTCTTAACATTCCACCCACTACAACCTAAAGTAACAGATATAACATCTAAATTTCTATATGTAACAGCACTCATATTAGCACCACCACTATTATTATTAAAATTACAATCCACAATATATGTGCCATTTTTTTCCTTTCATTAAACTTTTAAACTTTCGTAAGGAGTGTGACGGGATTATCTTTTCTTCACAATCATTCTACTCGTCAGTAGACCCCTCTCCTTACGGAAATTTAACTATAAACTTCTTCACTATCAATAATCATAGGAAAACCATCAACTTCCCAACATTCTTGGGTTTTATTTCTAATATCAGATAAATCCATTTCATAAAATTTTTCTCTAGCATTTTTTTCGTTATCACTTTCAATATACAAAATATGTGCCTCACTCGTTGAAACAGTAAACTTATATTTTTTCATTTTTAATCCTTTCTTTATGGGTAGTTTTCTACAAAACTTTTTTACTATTCTTAATGGCACTACCCAAGCCAAGTCAAAACCTTGCACATAGTGGCGAAATTGACCGATTTTTATAGGTAGTTTTTAGGAACTCTTGATTACTTTGTGTCATAGTTATTAATGAGGGTGCTTTGCAACGACTTAACCTCATTCCAAACATCAAACACAATCCTCTTGGCACTACCCAAGCCATTTAGTAGCACTTAGTAAGCCTTCCTTTTTTAACGTCTTGATTTCAACAATGACCAGTTACTAAGAAACCTGTTATA